GCCAATACACCACAAACTGCTCCAATAATTGTCGTTCATCACCACATTTATTGTATGTAATATTGTCTTGGCCATTCTTAAATTCAGAACATCCCCAAACTTGAATATTATCATCTATCTTAATTGTAATTGCGGTTACTTCTGAATTAGCATATTGAGGATCTGGAAAACCATGTTCTGAACCTACTTCAATATCAAGAAACATTATCTTGATGTGTTCAAAATTGTAATCTATTGGTTCAGGATAAGTCTTTGCAATAAAGGAATAATTATAATTAGTATGACCATAGATTTTCATATTATCTACGCCGTCATACTTCTTCATTGCTGCACGGGTTTCTTTGATAGATCCCCATTGGACAGGACCGACTGGATCACCCTCTAGGGTTTTCCAATCTGTTTTAGTTGTGGTAGGAATATATAAGGTGGGCTTGAACTCTTGTTTTTCATTAAAAGGAAGGCCGTCTTCGATACCTCTCTCAAAGATGTAATCACCAAGACATACTACACTAGTATAAAATTTGGACATTTATTTTTTAGGATACCAGTTGGTTCGTGTTAATTTATCATAATCACTATTAATTTCATCTAATCTATTATAACACACTTTTATGTGTTTGTCAACCCATGAGCGAGAAGACATAAAGGCACCAACAGTAAATAGAACTTGGAGATAACATTTAATTCCAAATTCTTGTATTTTATTTAGATACGAATCCACTTTTATATTGTACGCCACTTTTTGTTTTAAGTGCAGTGAGTATTTTCTTACGGTTCCCCATAAGATTATAACTACAATGAACCCATCCACTATTTGGATCAACACCATCATAAAACTCTAAGATGATTTGATCAAAATCCAAATTCTTAGTAATCCACTTAGCTAAGTCTGGATTTGGCGTAGAAAAACTTTCAAAATCTGCAGCCTGTCCATTACAATGCTGACTCGTTTTAGATCCGCCAACCTTGGCATTTAATGCAGGGCTTCTATAGCCAGAGTTAATTGTAATAACACCAAACTGGTCTCTAACCGGTTGCAAAATATGAATTGCAAGATGTGTTAAATTTACAAGATGTATTGAACTTGGCGAATTATCTACACGCAATCTTTCTGCTGTGGCACTTTTCACCATTTCTGATAGAGCAAAATTCTTTGATACTCTTATTATATCAGCCATAATCTCCTTATTCTTTTTCTATGTCAACTGATCCAGATGTGGGATCATACGTAACTTTAAATGATATTTCTATTGGTTTGAGTGTTCCATCTGCCTTAAGAATAGGTAGTTTGCCTTCAACCGCACCCATCAATGCATCTTTTGCATTGTCAAAAGTATGGTGTGAATCTTCTTTTATGATTTTATCCAATTCTTTTTTAGCACTTTCTGGAAGGATATCTTCTAACATATTTTCCACATGTTCAGTTGCTAAATCTGTTGCTTTGTCTACGACAAGGCTAGAAATAACATTAAATAATAGTCCTGCTAATGGTAACATAATTTTTCTCCATAATTATTCACATTCACATTGATTTTCTGCTGTACATACACATGGATCACAAGTACAATTTTCACACTTGCAATGTTCGTTATTACACATTTTTTTCTCCTAATGTGAGATTTTTGTTTCTGTAATATATAGTGAACTAAAAAGCCCACCAGCACAAAGTACTGATGGGCGCATCGAATTAGGTAATTGACTTGAATGTTTTTCCAATAGGAATTAAACGTGCTCGTTTTTCCTCTGGAATTACTTTTTCAAGTTCAACAATTAACATTCCGTTATTAAGGTCACATCCTTTCACAATAACATCATCAGAAAGTGTGAAGTTCCTTTCAAATGTTCTCTTGGCAATACCACGATGAACATATTCAACTTCTTCTTCTTTCTTCCCTACTCCAGATCGAACTGAGAGAATTCCTTCTTTCAATTCAACTTCAAGGTCTTCCTCCGAAAGACCTGCAACGGCCATTTCGATGAAATACTTGGTTTCTCCATCTTTTCTGATATTGTAAGGTGGATAACCTTGTTTGTTGTTGGGATTTGGGTTTGGATGATCTAGGGCTCCAAACAACCTATCAAACATTGAATCAAACCCTACAGTAAAGCCGAGGGCCTTTTCCATATCCCCAAAGTTGATGGGCATATGTGATGCGCGTAATTGTACCATAATTCCTCCTTATATAAGCGAGGTTAAAAAATTCACCCCTCATACGCAGAGCGGGTGACAGTTACGAGGTTTCCACTATGGACAACCTCAATCACGCCATCCTTCACCTTTACATAGATGTTGGAGGCGATGTCGTAAAACAATCCAAATTAACTCAGTAAACGAATCTGCTGTATAAGTACCAGAGTCTTTTACTACTAACTTAAATTTTGTTTTCATTTCGTTTTCTTCAATTTGCCAATTTTGTTTCATAATAAAAGAAAGGGGTGAGGACACCAAAGGATTAACCAGCATCCCTTTCAGTTTTATTTCCATAATATAAAATTCACATACTTATATTATAACATAAGTTTTGAATTTGTCAAGACTCTTTTAGCCTCTATTATAGATGCCCCAAAGAATCCAGACTGCGATTAGACCCATAAGACCTTCTCCACCCAAAGATTTAACTAAGGCGAGAACGTTTCCTACGATATCTAGTCCAATAAAAGGGACCGATGCTGAGCCGGGCCAAAGAATTTGCAAAACCACACCAAGTGCGATTAATGCTATTCCAGCTTCGGTAAGGCTGCGCATCCATCCTACTGCTTTGTCTAACATTTGTACTCCGTTATTTAATTAAGTGACATTGGTATGTAACTATTACGTACCAGTTGAACCAAACCCACCATCTCTATCTGTTTTTTGAGTGGGGGCTTCATCAGACTCATTCAATGTATATTTTTCACATCGAACCAGTTCTCCTTGGCATATTCTGTCTCCATTATAAATTCTCACGGGTACGTTACTGATGTTTGTAACCATTGCAAAAATGGGATCGACATAATCGCTGTCAATAATCCCCTCACAATTTGCGAGATAAACTCCCTGTTTGAATGCCAGACCAGATCTCGAATGTAATCGAATTGAAAATCCTACCGGGATATCTGCGATAAGTCCAGTAGGAATCAACATTCTTTCCATGTTATTAAGTTGTATAAATGATCTACTACTATTTATATCAAAAGCAATCCGTCTAGGTACTGATTTAGTAGAGATTGCTTGATAATACTGTATTTCTTCACCTTCAAGTAAATTTGCACATATATCAAAACATGCTGATTCTCTTGTAGCAAATGTTGGTAATTGTACGGTATCGTTTAATTTGAAGAATTTTAATTTTTCTTCATGCATTGGTGATTTTGATGCGGTAGAATCAATCTTCTTTTCTACCTTCTTCTTCGCCGTGCTCATAATTTACTTTCTTACTTCCAATATTATATTTTGCGGTTAGTGCCCATTCATCTTTTTCTTTATATGCAAGAATTTTTAATTGATTTAAGGGAACTACATTAGTAGTTGTTTGATCAGGGGTTACTAATTTAATAAGACCCCATTCTGCCAATAGGTTTGCTATTGTGTTTCTTCTCGCTTGATCATTCTCTGAATAGTTAGTAGGTTTACCATCCAGTGCAAATAATTCTTTAAAATGGACAATATAATATCGTCCCTGTTTATGTAATATATGACAAGATTGAAACAGCGTTTTGTCTTTTCTTGACGCAACCCCAATTCTTGTAAGTGTTTCTCTAATCTTTAAAAAGTCATCTGGTTCTGCTAGAGTACATTCAACCATCTCTTCGATGAGTGCGTTCATTTGATTTCTCCATTCCACCTTTTGCAAGTTTATTCGTAATCTCTTCGATGTTCTCTTTGGTGAGAACTTCTAAAGCCTCTTTTGCTTTTTCATTACCGAAACCAAAATACTCTTTGACTAGTTCTAGATTATCAATTTTGTCTGGCTTCAACCACTTTGACCACCTTTTTCGCGGTCTAATGTTATTTAGTAAATAGTCGAACTGAAGTTTGTTGTCAAGGAAGTGTAACCTATTCATTTCATTGACTTGAATGACCGTATCCTGAAAAAAAGATAATCCCCTATTAATCAGAAAGGGAATATAGTCCTTTTCTGCCAGAGAATTATCCTTCATTACATCTTTAGAGTCATTTATTGCTTTTATAAAATCAAATGGACCCATAATATATTAATTTGCTCCTTTAGATCTGTTAGCGGATGAATATTCTAATTGAGTGTTTTCGATACTTGCATCACCACTATCTGATTTGTGTATC